TGTCTAGATATAGATCCTAATTCTACGTCACCAATTTTATCTGTACCTGCAATAGTTCTTAATCCATCTGGTGCTAAGAATATAATATCTCCACCTAATTCCTGTATGGAACCACCATCTAAACATCCTATTTGTCTAGTAACAGGCTGTACTACAAAATCTGCAACTGATGATCCAGCTAGTTTAAATATTTTATCTTTACCAAAAATATATAATACATCCCTAAATACTTTAAGTCCTACAACTTCTGTATCAACTCTAAAACTTCCTGCACCACTAGCACTAAAAAATCCATCTTCATTAAATGGTTCTGAAAATACAATTTCTTCTGGGCTAGCACTCATACCTGCAAAGAATACATGATCTTTAAATACTTCTACATACTTAGGATATTGAGGTGCATTACTAGTATTAAATGTAGTTACAGTATTGCTTGTATCAATACTTAGTGCATATTGATCTACGCCTGTTGCGATTATTAATTTATCAGACCCATCAAAATTTAATGTTCTAAAATTATAATTAGCAGTAGGTGTATTTAAACCTGTATGGACTGAAGTCCAAGTTCCACTATCTGTTGCTCTATGTATACTCCCACCTCTAGCTGCATATACTTGATTATTAAATATAGCTGACATTACAACTCTTTCATCAGCTGCTGCAACTTGAGGAACTATATTGGAATTGTATTTTACACTTCCATTAATTCTTCTATAACCGCCTTCAATATCTGGTTCAAAATTTTGAAGTTGTAAAGCCTCACCAGGAGCCATTGAGAACACATCTTTATTAAGTGTTAAACCTCCTGCACAACTTACAACAAATGGTGATATTAAATCGGTTGTCGGCATTTAATTACCCCGACATTTTACGTGCTTTTTCTGCCTCGTATAATCTTCTCATTTCTTCTAATTCAAAAATAGATTTATCTGGAAACACTTCCATAACATTATCTTTTTCAACAGCTTGTTTGTATTTGTTATAGTCATTTAAACTAAATACACCACCTGCCATTTTAATATTATTATTTTTTTGGTTTGCTTCTTTTGTAGATCTATAATTTACATTATCTTCTATCTTTTTATTTTCATCTCTTTTCATGGTAGTTTCCTATATAAATTGTACGTTAATACTTCCAGTTAATATTCTATCATCTCTCATGTAATCTTGAGGTGATGCATAATCTACTTGTAGTAATCTTAATTTTCTTTGATAATCTCTATCAGCTAATGATGCATGTTGTGGATCTGATCTTAACATGTATGTATAATATTTACATCTATCAATTATCAATGGTGAAAATCTGTCAGGTAAACTTATTGTATCTGTTGAAGCAGTTAAATCTATATGAGTAGTGTAATATCCATATTTAATAACGTAATCACTTCTTTCTGGTATTGGGGTTAATCCAAAATATCCATAGTTAGGATTTCTATATACAGATACAGGTTTAGCAAAAGAATCATCACCAGCTCTATCATCAATAGATTTTCTTGTTTGTAAAAAAGAATCGTAAGTAATAAAGTTTAATTTAGCAGGTACTAAAGTATTATCTCTAACTCTTATATAATCTACTTCTAAATTATCTGTAGTACTATTTGTTATTGTAATATAAGTTGTAGATGCTGTAGCTGTAAATGTACCATCATAAACATTTCCTTCGCCTGTATTTGTTACAGATAAAGATGCACTTAAATTTGTGCTATCATCAGCAGATGTTCCAGCTTTAATAGTTAAGCTAGATCCAGATGAAGATGTATCTACTAGTCTAACATGTAATCTATAACTTCTGTTTTTAACAGTATTAATAGCTTGATAGATTCCAGAATTGTTTAATAAGATTCTACCATTACCATTTGATGAGTGACTTGGAGAACCACTTAAAGTTGTCCAGTTACTAATATTAGTTTCAAATTCAGAATTAGTTAATAGTTCACCAGAACTAATTACAAAAGAATCCCAATCAACTTTTCGCATATCTGCTGGCAGTGCATACTCTTGTTGACCTACTCTTGTTTGTTGAGTAGTCTCAGTATATAGAATAGGTAATTCACCAGCTTCATTATAAATATCATGAATAGATTTATTTACAAAATCTTTTACTGCTGTTTGAACTCCTCTACTTGTAGCAAAATTAGCTGCAGTTAATTCAGTTTCATTTAGCTCTCTAAGTGTTCTATTTACTAATTGTAGGTATGTTGTTGCCATAGATGTTTAGGATTATTTTGTTATTAATTAATCAAGGGGGGATTGCTCCCCCCAAGAATAGTAGTTATTACAAAGTAACAACGCCAGAGTATACAGCGTCTGCTCTTAAGATTTTTCTTCCGAACACGTGTAATCCTCTAACGATATCTGCGAATGAATCTGGATCTCTGATCAATTCAGTTTTTGCAATGTGATTAGCAGTTGCAACGCCTGACATATGACCATATACGAACGCATATTCACCAGCAGTTGAAGATGAGAAAGTAAAGTTAGCAGCAGAACCTGCAGCACCGTTTACGATCGCATTTGTTGAGTACATTCTGAAACCGAATAAAGGTCTATCTGTGACCATTCCGTTTCTGATTTGTGATGCACCACCATCAGCCATTACTGACTGATCCATGATTTTACCTTCAGCTTTTCTTAACTGTTGGAAAAATTTAGGTGGAGCAACTAACCATCTATTTTCTTCTGGTACGTCATTACCATCAAGAACTGCTTTAGCAGCAGATACGATATCAACTAGTGTGTTAGCATTAGTTGTACCAGTTAATGGAGCTGCATCTGTACCAGTTGCAGTCGCATCAGTTGCTGCGTTATCATAAATGTATTTTAATACATTGTAGTCGTAGTTCTTCTTAAGTGAGTAAGCACCTGAAGAAGTTGCAAGAGCTTCAAAGTTGATATGAGATTGTCTTTCTTCAATGTCATCTACTTTGAAAGCAAAGTATGAACCTTGATCAACAGTCAATGTTACTTCATCGTCTGCTAAATCGTCTGTAGTTACAGTCGTACCTCTAGCGTACGATCTGATTGATACAGTTGGTTCTTTTATTATTTTTACAGTATCACCAAAGTTTTCAATTTCTCCAGCATAATCAGTGTTAGTAATATCCTCTACCACTGATGCTCTTCTGAAGAATTTTTGAACCTTTTGGCTAAAAATTTGTGGAGTAAAATTACCTGAAGGTAAGTTTGTATATCCACCAGCTACACCAAATGCCATATTGTTTTCTCCTATATGTTAGTGTTGTTAGTTTAGTTTAAGGTTAACGTTGTTCAATTCTACCTTCTAAACGAGCAAGATCAATTTCCTTTTCATACCTTTCATATTCGTAAGGTTTTAATTTAGAAATTTCACTTACAGTCCAAACTTTCTTTTTAGGCACTTCAGAATCAGTACTTTTCTTAGTTTTAGAAATTGCTTTAGCAGCTTCATTCTTAATATCCTTTTCTTCTTTCTTAGTTAGCTTACTAATTCCACGATCCATTTTATATAGATCAATAGCTCTAGCAGCTAATTTAGCATTGGAAGTATTTTCATACAACCAACTTTGAATAGTAGGATCTTGTTGTTCAGCCCATTGATGAAAGTCCTCTTTTTGTCTTAGATCACTAAAATCTGGGTGAACTTTAAGAAGTTCCACTTCTGCTTTTTCTTTTGCAATTTGTTCCTGTTGCTTTTGCAAAGAACTATATTTTTCTTCTATGTCTTTTGCTCTAGCATCTGCCTTAGTCATAGCGATAGTTTCAACCATCTCATAGACGTCTGGGTATTCCTTCTTCCAAGATTCTAATTCTTCCTTGGATTTAGGTGGTACAAATTGTCTTGTACTTGATTCTAACTGTGTTTTTAAAGAAGAAAGTTCTTCCTTATGTTTTTGAATAGTAGAATCATAGTGTCTCTTCAAATCGTCATAACGTTTTTTAAAGACACGATCTTCAGCTGTTGCAGGGCGTTCAGCGATAGGAGTAGCCTTGGTATCTGTAGATTCTGCAGTTTCTTCAGATGTATGGGTGTCCTTCTGTTCGGTTGCTGCGTCTGCCTCTTGTTTTTGTCTCTGCTCTATATGATAGCTTGAAAGTTTACCTGACAAAAATGCTTCGGTCTCTTGGTCAATTTCTCCTCGATCTTTATGATAAGGATTCTCTGCCTTAAGTTCAACTTTCTTTTCTTCATTAGTAGCTTCGACTCTGTCGTTTTCTTCCATTATTTTTACCTATTGGTTGAGTGCCTTATGGATAAGGGTAGCTCGATTCCATAATTTTTGTGGGCTGAAATTAAACTTGCTCAGTATCTATTGATGCGTAATCAATATCTCCTGGCTGTTCCGTTTCAGGTGGCACAGTTTGTTGATCCATCTCTTGACTAGATGCAAGATCAGCTATAAAACTTTCTACAGCTTGAGCTTCATCTGCTCCACCATATCTTTTAGTTGCAAATGTTTTTACAACTGAGACAGGTAGAATTACGTTCTCTTCTGCACTAGTAAATTGATCCACAAGTGGACTAAGATCTGGTGCTAGTTTTTTAAGAACGTTTGCAACAGATGGAGCTAATACTGTATCTAGTACAACCTTATCTTCATCTGTTAGAGATTGAATTTTATTTTGTAAATCTTCAGAAATAGGTGGAGCTACTTCTTCTTTTGGTTGAGGTGCTTGAGCAACTTGTTGAGGTTGAACTCTTTTTGGTTTCATAGATTCTGGAACTTTCATTCTACTCATATCTGGTGCTTGTGGAGTAAATGGTTTTTTATCTACTAATCCAGTTGTGCTAACTTTATTACCTGCTTCTATTGCCATTATATATGCCTCTTCCCAGTTCTATTTAATTCTTCGTAATGTTTATCATTTACAAAATTACCTATTAACCAACATAAAGGTTCACCTATACCTGCATAGATTCTACCTAATAAATCAAACTTACCTTGGTTTAATCTCCATGCAATATCATTTGCTCTATGTTGTGCAATATGTTTCCAAACTTTTCTATACTTAGGATATTTTTTAATATGCTCTACAGTAGGTACTGCCCATGATAAATATCCTTTAACATGTTTTTTACTTAAATTATTAAAAGTAAATTTAACATCTCTTACCCAATCTTGTGTAGATAATTCTTTTGTTCTATGTAATTCTGTACAGATAACTCTTTGTGATCCACCACCACCACCTTTGTTGTGTACTATATATTTATCTGCAATATATGAATTGTCATTTGAAACATTAAAGTTGTATAAAGGTGTTTTAGGACTTTCTATATCTTTTGATTTAATATCAGTAATTTCT